ACCTGTTGTGTTTAATTTTAAAGCATGACTTCCAACTGCTGTATTATTAGAAGCTGTTGTGTTTGTGTGTAAAGAACATCTACCTATTGCTACATTAAAACCACCTGTACTATTAGCATTTAAAGCAAGAAAACCTACTCCAGTATTACAGCCACCTGTTGTGGTAGTCACTAAAGCACAAGCACCTATTGCTGTATTTTGTGCTGCTGTTGTCATAACATCTAAAGCATTTAAACCTACTGCTACATTATTATCTCCAGTAGTTAATGCTCCAAATACTCCTGTACCAACTCCTGTGTTTCCAACAGCAGAAGATAAAGTTCCTGTTGTATCTGTACCTACTAATAAACTGTTTGTAAAATTTGTTCCACCTTCTTTGAAGGTTATACCATCACTAGTTATACCGGTGTCAAACACACCTGTGTTAGTTGCAACACCATCAAGATAAATAATTTTATAACCTTTATCATCTGCTGCAAAAGTAACCGTGGCCCCTGAACCTGATACAGCTTTTAACTGTACTGTGTGAGCACCCGATGTACCGTTTTTAATAATGTAAAAAGTTTCTGTAAGAAGAGGAAATCTAATTACTCTAGCTCCAGATATTGTTCCTGTAAATTCTAAAACTCTCTGTTGGGCAGTACCTGTTAAAGCACCATCTGCAATAGTTAAATCTTGGTTACCTGCTCCACCAGCAATAGATAGACTTAATACGCCACCTGTTAATTGCTCAATAAGACTTAAATTCGCGTTAGTTTTTGTTCCCCAAGTACCAGCATTTTCGCCGGTTGCCATTAGCTCTAAGCCAAGATCTGTAAAAGTTGATGCCATAAATTCTGTTCTCCTGCTTTTTTATTTATATTGTTTATTTAGTTCTAAGTCAAACACTAGTTTGCTACTTTCGTAGTATAACCTGTGGTATTTTTCGGTACTTTCGTTGTGTAACCTGTGGTGTCTTTAGGGACAATTCTTCTAAAGTATTTAAGAACAAAACCTGTACCAACAGTTGAAGTCATACTCAGTCCGGTTAATCCAACAGTCATTGATGTAGGTGATATTGCTCCAACCGATGATGTTGCTTGTAACCCTGTTAACGGAACTCCTATTGCAGTAACAAGTGAACCGACAGAAGTTGCTGCTTGTAATCCTGTTAATCCAACTACATCTGCAGGAGATATAGACCCAACACTTGATGTTGCTTGTAGTCCTGTTAAACCAACAGACATTTCTATTGGAGATATTGAACCAACTGATGAAGTTGCTGATAAACCTGTTAGTCCGATTACATCTGCAGGAGATAAAGATCCCACAGATGAAATTGCCTGTAGTCCTTGTATGTCATGTATTTGAGAACTATTAATTGTAAGAGAACCAACACTTGTTGTTGCAGCAGATGGTGCATTTAAAACAAATGCTCTTCCTACAACTACAGATCCAACACTAGATGTTGCAGACTGTCCTGTTAAACCAACAGACATTTCTATTGGAGATATTGAACCAACTGATGAAGTTGCGGCTGAAGGTGCTGCTAAAATATATGCTACTTCTGTAACTAGTGAACCTATTGAAGAAGTTGTTGAAAGTCCGGTTAACGTTAATGAAAGATCTGATCTTGTACCTATTGAACCTACACTTGAAGTAGAACTTTGACCTGTTAAAGCAACTATAGTGGGACCTTGTTCACCCCATTGATTTGAACCCCAGGTAGTACCGGCTTGGTTCCAAGTATTAGCCATAAGGATTTACCCCTATGCTATTCGAACTATTGCGTTACTTGCGTCTGCTGCTGGAAATTGAATTGTAAATGTTCCACTTGATACAACTTTGTCTCCACCAAAATCTACTGCACAAACTGCAGGATCATTGGTCGCTGTATCATTAAAAATTAAACAACCTCTAGCTGTGAATGAAGCAGATGTAAAAGATGTATCCGCAAAATCACAAACAGCAGTATCGCTAGATAAAACTGGAGTTACATTTGTTAATGCATTTCCTTTAGTAGTGTAACCATTTCCGTTAGCTACTTCGTTAGCTGTTATATAAACTGTTGTTGATTTACTTAAAGTTGCTGAACTCGTGTACAAGGCTAGTCTAAAAGTATTTCCACCTTGTGTAAAATTATGCACACCTTTTAAAATTTCTACTTTGAATGAATTACATATTGCTGATGTTATTGCCATAATTTTTTATCTCCTAATTATTGAGGCGGTGACTCGATTGGAATTCTTAGTGTACCATCCGTGTAATCGTCTCTTCTTCTTCTTCCAATTTGCATAGCTGCAAACTTTTGTAGTTCAGTATTATACTTTTTATCATATAGTGTCAACATATCTTGTGGTCCTTTTAAGAATCCATACGCCTCTACCAGACAAGCATATAACAATCCTTGAGGAAAGTAATTACTTACATAAGTGCTAGAAGTACCGTCGTTTCCTGAACCAAGACCCACGGGCATTGCATTATAGTGTATATTATATTGAAAATTAGCACTTGGTGTAGGAGCTAAATAAATCGCACCTGAAGTAGCTGTTGTTGCACCTGTTGTTGCACCACCAAACATTGAATAATATTTAGGTAATCCTGTTACATCCGTATTTTCAACTCCCCCTCCAGTTCCTGTTAATTCATCTATATACTCTGAAAGAAAAGTTTGATCACGTCTCTCTAACCATTGACCAGGACCTGTGTCGGCTGTAGTAGACTTAAATATTTTAATACCTCTAACAAATAAAGTTCCTATCGGCATTGTAATACTATTAAAATCTGTTGCAACTTGTCCTTGATCTACAATTCTATCTGAGTCCATAGGACAATCTAAATTAATTCTATGTTGCGCAGCCATAATAAAACCATCAACAATGGTTTCTGTTAACACATTTGCATCAACTTCAGTATAGTTTCTGATAGCTGTTACTAATGTTGCATATGTATAACCTGATAATCCTGCCATGGTTAAGCTCTATCATTTAATGGGCCGTATGTACACTGTAAACCACCACCTACAATAAGTCCATCACCTACTCCCCATTGTGTAGGCACAACTAAAGCTAGAAAACTATTTGTTTCAGTAATTGTTGTATTAGCTGCATTAACAAATGTTGTTGGTATTAATGTAATAGGTCTTGAACCATTTAATCTAGCACCTGCTAAATGAATACTGGCTGTTGTTGGAGGAGGTGTAAAACCTCTAAACGGTATACTTAATCCTCTAACACATCCAGTTAAAGAACCTATAGTAGTTCCATTTTCTGTTGTTCCAGTGTATGAAATTACTTCATTTTCATATCTGCCTGTTACTGCATTTATTTTTTCAATGACCACGAATCCTGGAGTTGGAAAATTTATACCTACGATATAATTATTATTCTGTTGTGCTATATTAATAGTTGTACTTGTTGCTGTAATATCGTTTGTTAAAATTGCACTTTGTTCTATGTCTCCAATACCATATGCAGGATTAAAACCACCCCCTTGCATAGCTGTTTTAACATCTTGAAATCTTACAAACTCACCATTGATCAAACCATTTCCAATTTGACGAACAAGAATATTTGCTCGCTGCTGTCCCCCTACAGTTGTAGTTGTATTACTAAAAGGATTTTCTGATAAAAAATCTTGTACTGGAAATTCTATTCTTGCAGGTCTTGCATTCATTAATCCTTGTGGATCAGCTCCTACTGGGTGTGGTTTTAATTGTGGTTGTTTAGCTTCAAACTCAGAGTTGTGTACAAAAGATCCATTCCATTCTTTAACCATTTCGTTGTATGGAAAAGCTGCTCCTGATCTATCAGAGATCGCTAACGCTCTTCTTCCTTTTGCAAATCTAGCCATTATATATTTGGATAGTATGTCTTCGGAGTAATAAATGTACTAGCTGCTGAACCGTCTTCTGATAAAGCTCTAGCTAATTCATCCTCGTACAACAACTTCATCTCCTGTGTTCGTTGTGGTGCAAACTTCATAGATAAGTAATATGATAATCCTGAAATCATACATGGTACAAATCTAAAAGGTGTATCTGTTGCGTTAGTGTATGCTCCTACATCTTCAATTCTTTTAACAAAATAAACGCTAAGAAAATTTCCAGCTGCAGTAGAGTTTGGTAATGGGTAAATAGTTAATGTAACTTTATCAATAAATCTTTGAACCCAAAACTGTGAAGGTGTTCCATTAGAAGCTTTGTTTGCTGTTGCTGCATATGCGTCTCTTGCAACTTTAGTCAAACCTGTATCTGATTGAGAAGTTGTATTGTAATTTTGTCTGTAAGCAACATTTAAAATATCTGTCATACCAAAAATATTAGCAACAGGAACTGTTGTGGCTTGTGGTGAAGCTGCAGCCGCTGCTGCACTATCAACTGCATTTCTGTAAAATGTGTAAGTACCAGCACCTTCGTCAGTTGCATCTACATTAGAAGTTGCACCAACAACTAAATTAATATTAGTGTTTCCTACTTCCCAAAAATGTATTCCTCTATTACCCCATTCTTGAAAAAGAATGTTTAAAGATCTTCTGGCAGTTTTTAATTGATGACCTGCTGTGCCTTGTAAACCAATACGTTCATAGGCATCTTGAATAATTTCATCAAT